GTTCCAGAACCAAGCGGCAGACATCGCTGCGCCTTCTGGACCCTCTAAGTAAGAAACAGCTTCATCAAGATCCATCCCCATACTGTCAGCAAAATGCTTATAGTTGTCATGACCAGTAAGCTGAATAAGACCGCGGCCACGATACTTATAGCCGTCTCCTGAATCTTCATCGCCATTTCCCATGCGGTTGGAGTAAACTAAGTTCGCGATCTTTTCAGGCTGGCGCGCATAGTCATGTGGATCGCGATCGCGGAAGTACTTTGGAAATACTCTCGAGAGCTGCTCAGCTTTGTAGTTGAGGTTCTCTTTAACGTGATTGAGACCACCGGATTCGTGGCCTACCTGAGCTAGGAACATCGCGATACGGTGTGGAGTGTTGATCTCGAAGTGCTCCATAGCCTTATTGAGCGGCTCAACGAAAGCATCGATGACCTCTTCGTCAGTGTCTTCAAAGAACGACTGGAGTTGATCTTTTGTAATCATAGGAAGTCTCCTGTATAATGGATAAAGGGGCCGAAGCCCCTTTATTTATTTGCATTACATCCAGCGATTTCTCGTGTAGTACTCGGCTTTCTTCTCTTGTGCTTTCATAATAGCAGTGAGAAACTTACTTAACAGGAGAAGCATTATAGAATTCCCTCGAGTGTTTACGCGCTATGAATTCAATATCGCAACGAGCAACACCCAGATCGCGAAGATCACGATCAGTAAGTCCGTTGAGTTCATATTGCGTTTTGCGAAAGGTGGCGTATTCCCTCCACTTGCGTAGAAGGATTGAAAATAGTACTAACATTGCATTACTCCTTTGGTGACTTTAGTTTAGTTGAAGCCGCCTCAGTTGTTTCCTCAATGTCGATTTTCTTGGGCTTCTTGTGCTCGGGGATGATATGCTCTAGCCAGATCTTTAGCATGCCGTTCATGAGCTGGGCATTCTTGATTTCCACGTTATCAGCGAGCGTGAACTGACGAGTGAATGGCCTCTCGGCAATTCCTTTATAAAGATAGTTCTGCTCGACTGCTTCTTTGATCTGAGGATCTACTGTCGTATCACCCTTCACGAGGAGCTTGTTATCCTCAAGAGTCATCTCGATCTGGTGCTTGCCAAAACCGGCAACGGCCATCTCGATAACGTAGACATTTTCTTCAGTCTTTTTTAGGTTGAAAGGGGGATAGGTCCCATTGGTCGCCGTATTGGCGATTAGCTCTGCAGTCTCTTGCATACGAGCTAAGAACTTATCGGAGCCGACAAAGAATTTATTGTACTTATCCAAGTCGGCAAAAGTGTGGTCTAGTTTCCATACAGTCATAGTTACCTCCAAAAAGCAAGGTTGTTAAGATTGTGGTATCCCATGAGGCGATACCATTACTATATAGGTGCCAAAGTCAAGAATTTAGACTAAGAGTTGTACTTTTTTTCAATTCTCTCTCTGGTAGTGACGCAGATCTGTTGTTGATCTGGCGTAGACAGGAATATGGGAGTCAATCCCGCATCCCTGAATTCTTCTGCTGATAAAAGTAGAATGCTGAAGCTATTATTCGGATCGTCGTTCTGTAAGTCCCTAGCTGCATGCACTATGTATCTCTCGGGTATAACTTTTAGATCTAAAATTGGTACGCCATAGATTCTCTCCATAGGATCTCCTTATTATTGTTATTAGTCCCACAGTGTTCTATAATACTTTCCAAACATGATGAGAGCTTTCTTCTGTCTCTCATTAAATGCCAGATGTTTTTCTCTATTGATCTTTCCGCTTATTCTCAGGCTTTCTTCATCAAATAAGATGCTTTCGGTAGTAGTGCCATCTTCGTTTATAATATGGGCATATACCGGTTCTATTACTTCGTTGTCTGCATGCTTCTCATAGAAGTAAGTATCACCGTCATCTTTTATGATTCTCTCGAAAGCCCAGATCATCTCACTTAAAACCCAGTCCCATCGATCGAAGAGATTGGAATCGGTATCCCACTCGTTCTCCTTTGGCTCGGCAGCTGTAGATCTTAGGTGCTCGGGAACATCCTCGTCATCCACCCACGGGGAACCATGCTTAGTTTCCTTGAGTTGAATGAGCATAGGATGAATGATGAGAGCCAGCGTATGATCCATAGACCAAGTATCATATGGGTCTATTCGAATGCTAACTTTCCTGTCTTCTTCGGACTTAGGATATTTCGGGTACTTACCAATATGAACCCTCATACTTCGATTCCCAGTTCTTCTGCATCGACTTTCTTCAAGACAACGTTTTTGTACTTCTCGTCTTCCAGCATATTCTCGAGTGCTTTAAGAATGCCCAATCCAGCAAAGAAGCGATGCTCTTCGGCCGTCATCTCAAAGACAGCCTCGGCCGAACCATCCTCGTTCTCTTTAACGATCTCTACTTTCATAGCTCTCTCCTATAAATAAAGGTGTTCACACGTGGAGGATATTATGTTTGCACTACTTGGGTTAGGTCGAATTCAGCTGTACATCGCAGCTGCAGTAGCAGTAATAGGTATTTACTTTTTCTGGAAACACAACGTCGAGCAGCAGGCTCTGATGGAGTACAACCAGCGACAGCTCGAGCAAGTCGTCAAGGATCAACAGGCTTTTCAGCAGAAGATGCAGCAGGTCGAGAGCAAGCAGAGATCAATCGAGGTCGACCTAGCCAATCAAAATGAGGCGGTCAATACCAGCCTTCGAGGTGTGCAGGAGTATCTATCTTCTAACGATGCGAAAAAGCAGGACGTTCCGAGCTCCAGTATTTTAAAAAATACAGTTAAAGAACTCAAGGGTGAAAAGAAATGAAGAAGCTAATACTACTTATGCCACTCTTCCTTGCCGGCTGCGGCACGACTCAGCTCCTTACTACCAAAGAACAAGTGGTCATACTACCTTCTGAATCCATGTACAACTGCCCGACCGTGAGCTACTTCCCTAAGCCCGAGACCCTCACTGACCTTCAAGTCGCTAGGCTTCTCGTCGAGCTTCAGAGGGATAACAAAGTTTGTAAGAACAGCATCGAGTCGATCAGGCGATACCTGATCGAGGCAAAGCAGTCCGTAGAAAAGAAAGACTAAACAGAGAAGCTCTTGCCACAGCCGCACGTCGACACCTCGTTGGGATTGCGAAATACTAAGCCACTCTGACCGAGACTATCCTGATAATCGAGTAGAGTTCCTATGACGTACATGACACTCATGCCATCGATGATCAGTGAATATCCGCCCCGTAGCGGTACAACACTATCAAAAGCATCAGTGCTAGGACCACAGAACCCATAATCGTAGCTAAAACCAGCGCATCCTCCACCCTTGACCTCCACCTTTATATTCTTATCGTTCTTTTGACACTGCATTGCCAGATAGTCGAGGGCAGTCTCAGATAGTTTAATTACCTCAGTTGCCATAATACTCTTTCTCCTGCTCTGCGTATTCTTCAGCGATTTTCATCGCCTCTTCTTCGGTATAGTTAGTTATCTGGTGCTCGGCATATACTGAGCTCATTTGATCGCCTTGCCCTTCATCAACCACGTAATAGCTGATCCAAGGCACCATCTTGGCATCCATAGTCACTATGATCTTGATGATCTCTTTGTACTTGATGACCGGCTCGATCTTATAGGTATCACGGGACCAAGTCTCGCCGTCGAACATAAGTTCTATCTTATGCAATACCTTGTTGCTTCGAGGTACGCAGAAGACGTGTCCTACTTCATACTTTGTTTCGATCTTCATCGGTCCTACTCTCATTTAGTGCATTCTGAATTGAGTTAGCAAGCTGCGTCGATGCCTGTATAAGACGTCGAATATCGTTGTCAGTTTGCCAAGCAATGGCAAATGCAATCGCTGCCATCGTCGAAAAGCTAATAGCTTCCATGCGAAGGAATTCGTCGGTACTCACATAGAAAAAAGTAAAGTAAGCCGCATAGCACAAACAGAAAACGCATGCTAGGGGCGGGTAGTACCTGCTGTATCTATTCATAATAGCCTCAGTAATTCGGAACCTCATAGCAAATGCGACGATGACCCTCGAAATTGCCGAAGCGATCATAGACGGCTTGACGCTGACACTCTACTCGCGTTGGAGGGATATATTGTGGTGGAGCGTTGTACACCGGATATGGGTGACTATAGGCGTGAGGCGACGAGAAAATAGATCCAGCAATTGCTC